ATGCGATGAAGTCCTTAAGGGAAAATCTAAAAAGTATTGTACCAATGCATGCCAACAAGACCACCAGTATAAAACTTATATTGTAGAATGGAAAGCTGGCATAAAAACGGGTCTAAAGTATATTGGCGAAGTTTCAAACCATGTACGCCGCTATTTGCATGAGATTAATGATTGCAAATGTGCTAAGTGTGGATGGGGTGAAATTAATCCAGTAACCCAAAAGATACCATTAACTGTCAATCATATTGATGGTCGCTCTGATAACAACGTATTAGAGAATTTAGAATTAATTTGTCCGAATTGTCATTCATTAACACCAACATATGGTAGTTTGAATAGAGGAAAAGGTCGAAAACATAGATAACGGGGAATTAGCTCAGTGAGAGAGCAGCGTCTTTGCAAGGCGACGGTCCGGGGTTTGAATCCCCGATTCTCCACCAAAAAAGTTTGTGCAGCGTGAAACGTCAGTACGGTAGCCCGTGCCGAAACTAGGATAGTAATGAAGATTAGCAATCCATTAATGACGCCTAGATGCACAATTCAATATGGGTTTGTTGGACAACTGGCTGTCCAGTGGATTGTAAATCCACCGCCTCACGGCATTGTAGGTTCGAATCCTACCAGACCCACCAAATAATCCACGCCGCATGTTGTACCGTGTGTCGGGGAAGAGGATCAGTCCGTAGGACTTTAACGGTACCCTAATATTCCTTGATGGCGGAACTGGTAAACGCACTTGACTGTGGGATTGAGAAGCCTAAAGCTTTAACATCCAAAATTAATCAAGCGCCCTCGGGCTTGCAGGTTCGATCCCTGCTCAAGGAGCTTAATTCTAATACATGCTTGCGACATATCGAACGGTAAGAAATATGTTGGCAGTTAAGGGTGAGGCCCCAAGTTCAAGTCTTGGTGGGGCAACCAAACAAATTCTGCTCTGTTCGTCCAATGGTAGGGCGCTTGCCTGATTAGCGAGAAACGATGGGTTCGATTCCCTCACGGAGTACCAAATTTGTACGAGCGCCGGTACACCATACGGTAAGGGTAATCCCCACGCGGACGCTTCGATTCAACTCCGGGCATTTAAGTATGTGGGGCCAACCTGTCGCGGGAGCAGGATGGGTAGCTGAAAAGGCCCCATGTATTAAATCCCGCATTATAGGTCTATCGTATAGTGGTAGTATAGCTGGTTCCAACCCAGCGGGCTGGGGTTCAATTCCTCATGGACCTGCCAAATTCAAATATGTTCCCTTGGCAGATTGGCTATGCAGTCGGTTGCAACCCGGAAGAAGCTGGTTCGATTCCAGTGGGGAACTCCAATTTATTCCCACGGCGAAATTCCGTGCGACTTCTCGTTGGGTTTCAGCGAGACCTCTCGTTGGGTTTCAGCGGAGAACGGTTCTGATAACGTTAAACAAAATCAGAATGCCGCCGATGACAAGCGGTGCTATAAATGGTTAGAGCGATATAGGCATGGAGCCTTAGACACTGATTAGAGATGTTTGTTTGACCTATTCAGTGGGATACGAAATGGAAGCTGTTCGTTACGATTGATCCGGCCTCTCGGCTCAGAGCTTTCCATGAAAGGGTATAGATGGGCATCGGGTAGCTCCTGATGAAGGTCATATGCATCCTCTAGAAAAAATCCCCTCAATCGTCGGGTATGTTAGCGATGTTGCTCACGATAGAGCTATCGTCACCTTAGTCGGGTTGGTAGTACGCCAATGTACAGTTAGTATAGAGCGAAGAAAATGCTCATGAGCAGAGAACCAGTGGGGTTTGGTTATCCGTGACTGGTCGAATTCAAGAACTTAATATCATTAAATTATCAAATCATCATAAAGGAAACAAACAGATGAAACACAAACGAACCTAGCTCTGGCACTTCGCGAGTCCAGAGTGATTTTCAATAGCGAAAACAACTCTGGACTATAGCTCAACTGGTGGTTTGTTGGAGCGGACTTTTAATCCGTAGCGTCATTGCTTCCTCGGTTCGATTCCGAGATAGTCCTCCATTTTGTATAAATACAACATGGAGCACTTTAGAACATACATCGACCTGATGAACGAAAACGTAGTGGAAACACCCGTTTACGAAGAGATCACAGACATCGTAACTGAACTTGATGTCCTTGATCCAAAAAAAGCCGCTGCAGACGCACGAGCGAAAGCCGGTAAGGATGCCGAACCAGAACAAAAAGAGAAAGTTCTTGTTACTAACTGGCAACTTGTTGCAAAAGGTCAAAAGATGATTGTTAAAGGCAACGCAAACGGTGGTCAATTCAAGAGTTCGTCTGTTGTTAAGATGGATTTAGATGGCCCTCGCCCGTATGTTGTTACAAAGTCCGGTTCCATTTACTACCTCGCACGTTAATCAACCCAAAACATCAATAACACGGCCCCATCTTCTAAAGGTTAGGAAATCGGTTTTTCACATCGGCAATGCTCGGTTCAAGTCCGGCTGGGGCCTCCAATTTATGCTTCCTTGGTGGAATGGTATACACAGCAGACAAAATCATTGTTATGTGTATGCCAGTATAAATATCTATATGAAACAATATAGAAAATCGACACCAATTACAACAGAAGAACTTTGCTCACAAGGATGTGGCACTCAGGCTAAGTTCAAGTCACCGAGAGGCATTTTCCTATGTGGGAAGGGACCGGCAAGTTGCCCTGTTAACAAGAAGAAAAACAGCAACGGTTTAAAACGGGCATATGAAGATGGTAGAAAAGATTGTTCACATTTTGATGGCAAGCGGGGCTGGTCAAAAGGATTGACCGTAGATACTGATTCCAGAGTTGCGGCCCGACAAAATACTCGAAACCAAGATTATGCCAATGGTAAGTGGAAAGGTCATGTTTCGGGCGTAGCCAAGCATCCAGAATTGCGATGGAAACGAAATCGCTTTCAGTACTCGGATACGTTTGGATCACCGTGCGTGTTAGAGTCATTTAATGAATTAATTGTTGCAAATGAGTTAGATAGAAATCACATCAGGTGGACAAGACCAAGCAAATTCACGTTGTCGTCTGGAAAAACATATGAGCCGGATTTCTATCTCATAGATCATCAGGTGTATCTTGATCCTAAAGCGAAGTATTTCGGAACAACCAAATACCAAGGGTACCACAAGCAGGACACGCAATTAGCTAAAATTGCCTTATTTGAACAAGAATACGCCACTCGATGTCTCATTTTATGGGAACACGATAAGGGTAGTTTTTTATGGAATAACATATTATCATGCATAAATGAAGTATGATATTTGTGCTGGTAGTCCAATTGGCAGGAGACAACAGACTTAAAATCTGTACAGTGTGGGTTCGAATCCCACTCGGCACACCAAACGATTTGATGAAGGTTAAGGAAACCGTACACAGTATGTAGGAGCGGACCCACTATTATGGTCGGTGATCGCATAGGATTGAGCATTCAGCGTGAGTATTATTACAAGGGGTTCGAATCCCCTCACTGTCCCAAAATATGGCTCTTGTCGCAGTGGCAAAGCATCAGCGTGAGTATTATTACAGTAGAGGGTTCGAGTCCCTCGGGGGCCTCTAATTAGATGTACAATTGATTGAAAAGTATAAATACATTGTACAAGGAAACAACATGCTGATCAATGAACTAACAATGCCAATGGAAGCACCCAAGAAGCCCCGCCCAACCGTGCGTGACCCATTGGGAGATTATGAAGAACAGGGCAAAACAAAGACTGCCAAGATTAATAGTCCAGCAGACATTGATAAAGTGATTTTGTATCTACAAGGCAATGAGTCCGGAAAGATCACCAAGATGGGCAAGACGTTGGCGAAAATGAAGACCATTGCGGATGAATTCAAAAAAGAAGAAGAAGAATTCAAGCAGTTCACTAGAGATTACGCAGACGAAATGTTCCCATCTTCCGATGACTTTTATACTCGCATCATTGAAACAGCTTCATTGACCTTGAAAATAGGCAAAGCCGAAGCAGCCACAAGCAAAGAAGTGTTTGATGCAGACGGAATGATCAGTGATCTGTATCGTCAGTTTCCTGATATGATCGAAGCATTGAATGCCGCCAAAAAAGCGAACACAACAGTTAAACAGTTTGCGGCCAAGAACCCAAAGGTTATGGCTCCGAAGTTGAGAACCAAACCATTGAAACGTGAATCACTAGAAGAAGGCATTGGTGATAAGTTGAAAGAGTATCTTTCAAAAGTTTCATCTTATATCACCAGTAAACTGTCAAGATATGACAACACATTAGCAGACGTTACACAACGCTTAAACGCTGCAACTGGTAGTAAAAAAAAAGCGTGAATGAATCCCTTGTACTTCTTTATGAAGAATACCGCGACGTTGATTCGTCATGGATACAAGGTTTAGAATACGATGAAGAGACCGGTGAATTTTTAATGCACCTGAACTCTGGTAGATCGTATCAGGTCCAAGATGCCGATGAAGAGTTGTTTGACGAATGGTCAGCAGCAAGTTCAAAGGGTAAATTCTGGTGGGCCAATGTGACCGGCGCATACATGCATACCCGAGTCGCATAAACAGAATAGAATAATCATGATGTAGGTCCAAGAGCAGTCATGATTTCGCACCGTCCATCGAGAGTACTATCGATTGGCGGTTTTCTATTTTCTAGGTGTAGCTCAGTCTGGTAGAGTCCCACGTTTGGAACGTGGTTACGTAGGTTCAAATCCTATCACCTAGACCAACATAAATACTGTATGAAACATCTTATCGAATCCGTAGAGCAATTATCCAAGAGCAAACCAATGAACTTCTTACGTGAACTCACTGAGAATGATGACGAACATCAACAAGCATTGGATCAAACTGGCTTTTGGGGTAAAGCAGGTTCAGGTGCATTATTCATCGCACGTTCAACCGGACGTATTTTGTTCAATCATCGCGGCCCACATGTTCAAGAACCCAATGAATGGGGAGTATGGGGTGGTGCAATGGATGAAGGTGAAAACCCTAAACAAGCTGCAAAACGTGAAGCACATGAAGAAGCTGGAATAGATGTACAAGATGAAGATATCATTCAGTTGTATGTTTTCCATGATCAACAATCTGGTTTCCGGTACTTCAATCATTTGATTATCGTTCAGGATGAATTCACCCCAACATTAGATTGGGAAACCCAAGGATCGAAATGGGTAGAGTTCGGAGATTGGCCAACACCGATGCATTTTGGTGTGAAGTCATTGTTGGGTGATCAGAAAAGTGTTCAGGTTATCAAACAGTTAGCACAAAAATACAGCCATTAATGGGGTGTATCTCAGTTGGAAGAATGTCACAGACCAGATTGTTCCGAAGACAATCAACAAAGCAACAGAGTGGCAGACGCCGGTTCGAGTCCGGTCACCTCAACTCACACTAAATAATATCACATGGGGATGTAGCTCAAAGGAAGAGCATCTGCCTGTCGAGCAGAAGGTTGGGATTTCGAAATTCCTCATCCTCGCCAAAAACTAAATGGAAGATTAAGCCGAAAGAATCTGGGTAGCGGCAGCGGTCTTGAAAACCGAAGGTCATCGCAAGATGTCGTGGGCGTTCGAATCGCCCATCTTCCGCCCAAAAGTAACGGTTATGTCAACCGCCGCATAAATACATTCATAAGGAGAAGATTATGAATGTAAACGAAAAAGGGCAAATAGGGTTGATAGAAACCATACGGGACTTGACAAAAAAGGGCTATGAATGTTTTTTACCAATGCATGATTATAGTCCAATCGATTTGATAGTGACTGATACAAATTTTAATACCTATAAAATTCAAGTGAAGTATCGAACAGAGTTCCGAAATCACATCGAGGTAGGGTTGCATTCAGTGGTGAACGGGAAACGCATTCCGGTAGACTTATTAGCAATCGATGGCTGGGCGATATATTGTCCAGAAGTTGATACGGTGGTGTATATCAACAAAAAAGAAGTAGATACCACCAAACGGTCGTTGACATTTCGTTTGACGGAAGGTAGCAATACGCTTGGTAAAAATCAACAGAAAAGAAAACTATATAGCGATTTTACAAATGGTTGGTTAAGTTCGGTCGATGATATAGCTAGTGGGCAGGGTGGTAATGCAGTAGATTGCTAATCTATACAACCTTTAAGGTTGAGCGGGTTCGATTCCCGCACTAGCTGCCAAAAATAAGAACATGTCATAGCGTCAAACACGTGGCCTCTTTTGTAGGAGCGTGGCTTTGTGGCACAAAAACCTAACACGGTGGACCCATCGTGGACCAGCTATGCGCGAGGGCTAATGTTGACATAACCCCCGATTAAATGGATCATAAACCAGACAGGCGCACTGGAGCATCTTGGAAAGGTGATGGTACCCAGCAATGGGTATGAGTTTCGAGTACTCTGTGATCCTCAAAACGCTTGACACCCTGAGTATTTGTGGTAAGCTCCTAATTGTAGAAAGAAACAAACAAACAGGAGAGACCAATGACCCCGTTGAAAGCAGCCAAAACATTCAAAGCCATGCTCGTTAAGAAATATGGCAAAGAGAACACAGAAGAGTTGAGCATCTGGAACAAGAAAAAATGCATTGAAATGGGCTACGGCTCTGGCGATGCCGCAATCATCTGGAACAGTGGACCATATGATTGGGCCATTACTGAAAGCATGACGGATTTTGCCTTCGGCCTTGACGGAGTTCTCGCCGAACCTTGGAACGGCGCAATCCTTAACTTTTATAAGAACGGGTGATCGGCAAATGATCAGGACATGGTATCAATGGTACCAATACCACAGGCGCAATCATAGCTCAACCGTTATGGAAGCCATAAAGTGGTCATGGTGGAACTTGAACCATCCGGTGAAACCCGGTGGTGCAGGGAACTATCAAAATTACTGGAAAACGAAATGAAAATTTATCTAGTGGAACAGCAATGGTATGATGGCGGCATGGATGGGGGAAGCCACCCCGTTGAATATTACGACAACATGCAAAAGGCCGCAGATCATATGCTAACGTTGATAAACGACACCACGTTCGATTACACATTGAACGATCAAGGTCAGATTATTTTCATTCTCGATGACGAGCACGGACACACAAGTTACACAATTGAAGAAGTTGAGGTAAAATGAAAGCGCGTAGTCAACGCGCCAAGGTATGCTAAAACCTCTTGGGCCATGATCCAAGTGTTGCCCCAAAGAGAGGGCGGCTGATAAATGTAGCTGAAAATTCATTAAGTATAAATACTGTGCAGGGAGGATGTTGGTTTCCCGCTAGGTCTCATAAATCTAGTTACGTCTGTTCGATTCGGACCTCTGCTACCAAATTATGCGATATAAGTATCGCACTTGCATAAATACAAGTATGCATTACACCATCTACAAGATAACAAACCAACTCAATGGCAAAATATACATCGGATGTCATAAAACAGACGATCTCGATGACGATTATATGGGTTCTGGAACCTATTTGAAACGATCAATATCCAAGCATGGACTTGATAATTTCACCAAGGAATACCTTCATGTATTTGATTCGGCGGAACTGATGTTTGAAGCAGAAGCAACATTGGTGAATGAAGACTTTGTTCAACGATCTGACACATATAATTTAACAGTTGGTGGAGTGGGGCAAGGTTTCACGTATGTAAATTCTCATGATTTGAACAATTTATCTATGCAACATATCAAAGGATCACAGCGTCATGCTGAATTATTACGTACCAATCCGGAATACGAATCTCAGTGGTTGGCGGCAGTTCAAGACGGAATAGCCAAGTACGTCGAAGCACACGATGGTTGGTCTTTTTCTGGCAGAACCCACACGGATGAAACAAAGAAGAAAATCGGCACAAAAAACTCTATTCATCAAATGGGTCAAGGAAATTCAAATTACGGCAAATGTTGGATACACTCAAGCAAAAACCAAGTGAGTAAAATGGTTTACAAAACCGAGATCAATGATTGGGTATCCAAGGGATGGGTGCTTGGTCGTAAAATGAAATTATAGCGATCCAAATCCCCATTGCCGTTCTTGGCACCACCAACATTCTCCGCAATGTATAGTTGGTTCATCTTCGGCATGAAAACATTCACAACTTCGGGTCACTGCAAACAGTTCGCGCAAGTTGTTCATATCATATATCTTAGCAATCACACTCTTGTCGATATTGATCCATGGTTGATATAATTTATCGTATTTCAATGTTGGATATGTGGTCATGGGATCGCGGGTTATATCGATGCCAGCGGATATCGGGGTTTTCACAAACGTATCTATTACTGATTCTGGTGGATTTGCGGTTATGCCGCTGTAGTATTTTGTAATGATATCCTCGGTGCCTTCCGTGACAGATGATACCGCATCTCGATATCCGGCGCTTGTTTCGCAGTAATTAATTCTATGAAGGATATTTGAGTTACCTGTCAATTGCATGCATTTATGTATCACTTTGGTGGCGTGAACCACATTCAAGCATCGTTTTTCGACATGCCCTGTGGTGAATACGTAGATAGGGCCAGTGTTATACTTCATTAACAAACACAACAAGATCGCACTATCAGCGCCACCACTGACCATAACTCCGATTGGCCCTTCGTATATGTCCAATGTAGTTTTGGGAAGAGTGAGTGTTTTAATAATGTTTGCCATGCCGATATTTAGTTATGGCGTACATCGACACAATTTTATGGATCATAGCCAACTGTTGGTTAGTTGGGGCAGACTCTTAATCTGTAACGCTTGACGTTCCCTCGGTTCGATTCCGAGATGATCCTCTAACATAAAAGGAGAACAAAATGAGACAGTGCAGATTACAAAAAACCGGCGTCCAACAAGTAGCTTGGATCGACGTTGAACATAATGATTTGAGCAAATTCACATCGCTCAAGATCAATGGTTCAGAAGACAAGGGCTGGCAGATTATCTCAGTTGGTCATATCTTCAAAACAAAGGAAGAAGTTGCAACACGTTCACAAGAGCACAAACATCTTCCTTCTATTAATTAGAGATTCGTTGTCGTTTTTCTTCATATTCCCGACGACGTAGGACAACCGCATAACTTCATATGTTTTCGCCTTCATGGGCTTTTCGCATATGGTGCGGCACGAAGAGTAGGATACTTTGTGTTAAAACGATCCGGCCTCAAACCGTCAATCAGGTGGAAAGCCTGAGTGTGCAGTTTGGGGGAACTGAACAAAATCCCCCACCAATACTTGACATATATGCAAAAAGTGGTATTCTGTATACATGTTAACTAAAGGAGACGTGTTATGGGAGTATTTCTCATTAACAAACAATTGAACCCCACCATGACCAGATGGCAAAAAGTTACTTGGCATTTGAATGTTTGGAAAGTTCGTTTTTTATCCATCTATTGGCGCAATCCAATGGGCCGTGCGAAGACATGGATCAGAATACGTTTCACCAATATCGCATGGAAAGTGTTGAAAGAGGAATTGGACCTGATGGGCCGGTTTGTCAAAATCCACGCACAGGATCGACGGTCTGCCATAGAACGGGCCAACTATCTGCAAGGCACAATCAGCGATGTCATTCGCCGCCTAGAAGATTCGCAAAGCAAAGACCACAAACTGGTTGATGCACTCGAACAGTATCGTTCGGAACTGAGAGCAAATAAGCAGTTCGAAGCTTCCGACAAACTCAGAGACATTTTACTTGAAGCTGGTTACGATCAATCTGATAAAACGGTTGACAATGAATAACCAATCAAGTATAATACTTAAATAGTTAGCGGGGTGGGTAAGCTTGAGAGTAGCTATCCCGTAAGAAGTGATGACCGAGTAGCCCAAGGTGCAGCTTTACTAAGACGTAATGACGCAAACCTCTTTGAAGCATGAATACAAGCGTGGACCTTTCGGGGGAAGCGCGGCAGGGGTGCACCATAATCGGAGATACCAACCTACTGGCTGGAACGGCGGTTTCAGCAGTTCGCAGAGCGTTAAAAAGGGTTTAGATGCTTCTATCAGTAATCTTTGGTGTATTAACAACACCCCGCTAACTATTCTTATTCAGTCACGAAACGGACTTTAAACGTTGCTCTGGTGGAACTGACTGTATTATGCAGACAGCCTCAATGGTTTGCAGACCCATAAAACTGCATTAATTCTGCCATGAAAAGATTGACAACACCGCGATTCATGGTACTATGAGGATGTTGGGAACAACTCCCAATGTTTTTAACCCTTAATGGAGATGAAAAAATGTTCAAATATCTGATGATTGTAGCCATGGCCTGTGCCATGATTTCCCCGATTTCAGCCTCTGCAGCAGGTGGCGATGAAGGCATCACGTTCGTAAGCAACGGTGGCTTCGAAAAAAGTTCTACTGACAAATCCAATGAAGCGGACATTGATAAAGCCATCGCTGGTGTGAATGCGATTTGTGCTGCTTTTAATGCTCCCGACATCGTTTGTGGCGGTATCATCATCGAAGTCGGCAACTATCTGACTTACACGATGACCAACCCAAAGAGCAAATCAAACACGCCGTTGGTTGCAATGCAGTCCGGTGTCATCATGTTGTGTGAATCGCAAATCAAATATGATGAAGACTGGAACCCTAAAAATGGTTTCGGTATGGTTGAATGCGGCGATCTGTTGATGGAAGTACAGGCCGAACTGAAGGTTCTGGCAGACACAATGGAACGCAAGAACACGTACTAAAACCCAATGGTTGGCAGACCCATAAAACTGCCATTAATTCTGTCATGAAAAGATTGACAACAATGAAAGAAAAGTGAAAACAGTAGTTGACAGCGGAGTACAAGTTTAGTATAATACAGTTAAGATAGTATGGTGGATAGGCTTAGAAGTGGCCATTCCATAAGAAGTGACGACCGAGCAACCCTCTGGATTTTATCGGTACTTACTTTGTGGGAAGATTAATTACTAGCGGCTTGCCGTTGTGGTTAGTTTCAAGCAGAGAAAACCCGGCACCAATAGACATTATAATGTGGTGATCCTGAATCGGTAAAAAGAAATGCACACATGGATGTTATTACCATGTGAGCTACAATGAAGCAACACGGGTAAATGTCTTGTCAGTAATCTTTGGTGTAATAACAACGCCATACAATCTTTTTTAATCGACGTACCATTCCCCGCAAAATAAGTCTGTCAGTTTGATAAATAACTCTGTAAGGAGAAATTTATGAGACATGACATTGCAGAACGAAAGAGTGATATCTTAGCGTGGATTGGGGAGCGTTTGCCGAAAGCACAAATGTGTGAACGATTGAATTGCCGCATGAGCACGTTGGAAAGTTGGTTGAAACGACTCGACATCGAATACAAAGGCAATCAAGGAAGAAAAGGTAACATCAGTCCTGCTTATATTCCGGCGATAGAATACTCGCAACAACTAGGTATAAAGCCGTACATACTGAAATTGAAATTGCTAAAAGAAGGAATCAAAGAGAACGAATGCGAAGAATGCGGACATGATACATGGAATGGTAAACCTATACCGATTGAAATGGATCACGTCGATGGCAACCGCTTCAATAACAATCTAAGTAATCTGAGAATGTTATGCTGCAATTGCCATGCGCAGACAGAAACATACTGCAAACCTAATAAATAGATAGAGTGCGCCTGTGTGGTGGAACTGGTATACACGATGGCTTTAGGTGCCATTGCCTTCGGGCATGGAGGTTCGACTCCTCTCACAGGTACAAAGAAAAGAGGTCGATATGATTGTAATCCAACGTATCGAAGGAACAACCGGAGGGGTTACATTTACTAGCATCAAGCCAAAAGGAATATTGGGATGGATAGCGATGAAAATCCTTCGTATCCCCGCTCCTTTGATAGTCAAACCAACGAAAACCCCCAACATCCCAATTGATTTTGTACCATCGAAAGCAACCACACCACCGTGGAAGCGCGATAAGATGTACAAACAGATGACCAGACCCCGTAACAATCGCTAAATACGGTATGAAAACTTTACTTGAATACATCGCAGAAACAGACGAATCCTTCGTATTTGATACGGATGATAAGTTTTATGAAGATTATGGCTTCATCACTGAAACCACCCTCGTAGAGCGCGGGGTTGATCTTACACAGCCATGGCCGAGTGAAGTACCCGGAACAGCACCATCTGATCGTGAACGTTCTGCCGAGAAGATATACGCCATCGCATTACAGCATGCTAAAAGTGGTTACAAAGAACTGAACCGAAAACTTCAACATGTTGCAAGAGGCGCAAAAGTTGTCATCAAAATCAAACCAGAAGAATCATTCGTGAACAAGGTGTCTCGGGGCAAAAACCCAGCATTAATCAAGGATGTTTTACGTTCTGCAGTGATGGCGAAAACTGATGAAGAAGTCAAACTTATCGTACAAGGCATCAAGAAGAAGTTTAAGATCGGGCGCGAAGAGTTCAAGAAAAAAGGATCAGACCCCGAATACGGATATCATGGATCATACCATTTTATCGTTGACATCGGCGGAATGTGGGCCGAAATTCAGGTCATGACATCTAAGTTGTGGGCACATAAGAAAGCGGCACATAAAATCTACAAGAAGTACAGAAGCAATCCAACCTCAGATCAGGCGAATTCCGAGCATGAACGATTGGATAAGAACTTGTCAAAACACTTGATGTCAAAAGGCAATGTACAGGTTGACAGAAAGAGTAAGAAAGCGTATACTCGCCTA